CGCTTTGTCAAAAAGAACGCTAAGAAAAGCGGTCTTGCAACTCCTGTCGGTACACAGCTTCCTCAAAGTAAAGCAGATATTGAAAAAGAAAACAAAGCCCAATTAAAGGCCAACCAAGTACAATACAATGCTGAACAGGACAATAAGAAGTTTGATCAGGCACGCAACAGGATGCGATACAATGCCGAACTACAGAATAAGAAGTTTGACAAAAGTAAGTCAGAAGATGCTGTGAGGAAAGCAGAAGCTAAAGCCAAGTTGGATCGTGAGAACGCTAAACAAGTGGCAGATGCCAAAGAAAAGGCACTAACAGCAAGGCTAAATGTTTTAGTAAACAGTGAACGCGGTGCATATACAAGCGATTCACCGCAAGGTTTCATAATGCAACAAACTGGACTTGACTACGATGGTGTGGAGTTAGCTTTATCAAGGCTACAAGACAGATACCCCAACAACCCTGACGTGACAGAAATGATATCTAGATACAATCAGATGTTTGATAGTGGATATAAAGAAACTGGTAAAACACTAACACCACTAAAGAACATGCTGGTCAACACTATTGAAAACGACCCACAGCTAAAGAAGCTAAAAAAGAAACTAGCTAAGTCTAAGAAAAAGAAGGCTGAGATAGACCCTAGAGTACAGAAGGGGATAGATGAAAACAAAAAGAGACTATCCGAACTAAAAGCCTCTATGGAAGCTGATATGTCTATAAGCAATAGAGACAAAGCAATTTTAGACAAGGCATTTAAAGAACTATCAAAGACATTAGGTACAAATCCCGTAGCTATGGCTAAGATGATAATTAAAGATGCTAAAGCTGAAATGGATCAGCCCACAAAAACAAATAAATACCTAAAGCCTTATCTGGATCGGGTCAAAGCCCAACAGATTAAGCCAAAAGTAAACATACAGCCCCAGTGATGGGGCTTTATTATTTCAAGGAAGCAAAATGATTGTAAAAACAGCGTATGACCTAGTGCCATACCTAGAAGCTATTGAGACCATAAAGACATCATCTTTAACCAAAGATCAAAAGTCACAGATACTAAAGGAGATGGAGCATTCCTTCATCGACATAGTGTTTTGCAAGCAGTGTCCAAACACACACGCAGTAATCAAAAGCAAACTAGGAGAGTACAATGGGAGCACCCAAGAACCCAAGAAAGAAGTCGCCAAAAAAGGATTTGAAGTATCCAAAGAAGGCAACTCCGAAAGAGAACAACTACTTCACAAAACTAATGCAAACGGAGGAAGGAAGAGCACTACGAAAGCAGTGGTCAACCAAAAAACGTAAGAATGGAGGAAGGCCAACAGGCACTCCAGATGGCTACACACTAGAGGCCATCACCCCCATCCGAAAACAAGCACAGAAAGACGCTGAAAGGATTGTGGCTATCATGGCTAAAGACAACAATATTGACGACGAATATGCGGTAGAGGCACTCAAGACTGCCGTCGAGATCATGCGTGAACCAGCGCAGAACCGAGACAAACTAACAGCCGCAAGAATGGTCTTAGACTTTACTAAGACAAAACCAGCTGCAAAGAGCGAAGTTACCATTGGCAAAGCAGAAGCCTTTTTGGAGTCGCTTTTAGTAAGTGACCCAGAGGAAGAGCAAGCCGATGATGGAACCGAAACTTAAAGTAATACGCCGTAAACTATATGACGAATTTGACTTCTACTCCAAGTCAGCCCTCAAGATTAGAACCAAAGATGGTGACATACAGCCCCTCAAACTAAAGCCAGCACAGATTATCTTACAGGAAGCTGTAGATAAACAAATGGCTACTGAGGGCAAAGTACGCATCATCATCTTGAAGGCTAGACAGCAAGGTCTATCGACGTATGTAGGTGGCTATCTTTACTTTAATGTTTCCCAGCGTAAAGCATGTAAAGCAATGGTGGTCACACACCACTCTGACAGTACAAGAGCACTGTTTGACATGACTAAACGCTACCATGAGAACTGCCCAGAACTACTCAAGCCACACACAAAGTATTCATCTCGACGAGAGTTGACCTTTGATGTCCTTGATAGTTCTTATGTGGTTGCTACAGCTGGTGGTGAGAGCATTGGACGTGGTGAAACACTAACACATGTCCACGCCTCAGAACTTGCCTTCTGGCAGAAGTCCACAGCCCTAGAGAACTGGAATGGTATGACGCAAGCCGTACCTAACAAGAAAGGCACAGCTATATTCGTAGAGAGTACAGCTAATGGTGTCTCTGGTATATTCTATGACTTATGGAAAGGCGCAGTAGATGGCTCTAACGGCTATGTCCCTGTGTTCATCCCTTGGTTCGCTGACCCAGAGTATCGTGAGCCTTTACCTGAGAACTTTGAGATAACTCCAGAGGAAGAGGACTTATCTAAGAAATATGAGTTAGACAATGAACAGCTAATGTTCCGCAGACGTAAGATTGCACAGAACGGCATCGACCTATTCCACCAAGAGTACCCAGCGGAGCCAGATCAAGCCTTCCTGACCACTGGACGCCCTGTGTTTAACCCAGAGACTTTACAAGAGAACCTACATGACGCCAAAGACGTAACAAGTCGTCTAGCACTTGAAGGTGAGGACTGGCTAGAGAATGTACGTGGAGAACTCACGTTATTTAGAAAGCTGGACGCTGGCGAGAAGTACACCATAGGAGCAGACGTTGCTATGGGTGTCCGTGGTGGTGACTGGTCAGTTGCCCAAGTTCTCGACAGTAAGAAGCGACAGGTGGCAACCTATCGTGCCCAAGTTCATCCAGATTACTTTGCAAATGTCCTCTACAAACTAGGTGAGTTCTTTAACTTTGCCTACATAATCGTAGAGAACAATAGTCATGGTATTCTAACGTGTACTAGGCTTGGAAAAGACATGGCCTACCCCAACTTCTACACAGAAGTACAGGTAGACAAGTTGACAGACAAAGAGACTATTAAGTTAGGCTTCACTACAACTTCCAAGACAAAACCTCTGATCATTGATGAACTCAGAGCCTCAGTTCGAGAGGGTAAGATCGAACTAAACGATAAAGTCACTATTCGGGAAATGCTAACATACATCGTCACACAAAGCGGTGGAATGGAAGCAGAGTCAGGATGCTTTGATGACTGCGTAATGAGTTTAGCCCTAGCCAATCATATCCATGAAGGTGCTTGGGAACCCATAGAAGCAGTTGACGATTATTACATTGAGATGGTTTAGACATGAAATCAAATAAAGATTATAAAAAACTCGACGACGATAAAATCGTGTCCATAGTAGATACTAACCTAAGACGCTCCATCGGCTATTACGACAGTGAGTTGTCAAAAGAACGCCGTAAGGTGATGGATTACTACAGTGCTAAACTCCCTCGCCCAGCGCATGATGGAAACAGTAAGTATGTAAGTCAGGACGTTTATGATGCTGTAGAGAGCATGAAGGCGGCTTTGCTAGAAACATTCAGCACAGGCAATAAGTCACTAAAGTTCTCACCACAGAATGCGGATGATGTACCTACAGCTGAAGTCTGCACAGAGTACACAGACTACGTTCTACACAGGCAGAACAACCTGTTTGAAACAATGCAGACTGTTATTCACGATGGACTAATAGCCCGTGCTGGTATCGCTAAAGTTTACTGGTGTATGCAAGACGAAAGCAACCTTGAGTATGTCGAAGGTCTTACAGAGGAAGAACTTGATGTCAGATTAGCTGAAGACAACGTAGAGATCGAAGAACTTGTTGAAGATGAATTTGGTATGTTCTCTGGTGAGCTGCGTGTAACCCGTGACACTTCACAAGTTAAGGTTGAAGCTATTGCTCCAGAAGAGTTCTTAATAGAACCACAAGCTAAGTCTTTAGATGACGTTAGTTTCTGTGCACACAGGACTAAGAAGTCTATCTCTGAACTCATTGAAATGGGCTACGACGAAGACCTTGTAGCAAAAATAGGTGACAATGAAGACACTGACTTTGACAATGACCCAGAGATACTATCTCGCCATGACGACATCGGTGCTGATAGAGGCTTCAACTCCAAAGGTGATCAAAGACAGACACGCCAGATAACTATAGTCGAAGCATTCATAATGTTAGATGTAGAAGCAACTGGTGTCGCTGAATTGCACAGAGTTGTTAAGGCATCCAATGTTTTACTAGAGAAAGAGATAGTAAACAAACGCCCATTCGTAGCATTCGTACCTCTACCTATCCCACATGCTTTCCACGGCAACAACTTTGCCGAGAAGCTATTAGGTATACAGAATGCACGTACAATCTTAACTCGATCCATTCTTGATCACGCTATGGTTACTAACAACCCACGATATACGGTGGTTAAAGGTGGCCTAACGAACCCAAGAGAACTAATAGACAATCGTGTCGGTGGCATCGTGAACATATCACGCCCTGATGCGATTGCCCCTATGCCTCAAGCATCATTGAACCCGTTTGTATTCCAAACTATTCAAATGCTAGACGAGGATAAAGAAGACACTTCTGGTGTCTCTCGCCTATCCCAAGGTCTTAATAAAGACGCTATAAGCAAACAAAACTCAGCGGCAATGGTCGAGCAGTTAGCTACAATGAGCCAACAACGACAGAAGATCATAGCGCGTAACTTTGCGAACAACTTCCTAAAGCCTCTATTCACTATGGTCTATTCATTGATTGTAGAGAACGAGTCTGAAGAGAAGATTGTTGAGTTAGCTGGACGTTATGTCCCTATCGACCCATCGCAATGGGCAGATAAACGTGACGTACAAGTTGAGTTCCACTTGGGCTACGGCGATCAGGAGCAACTAGTGCAGAAGCACCTGTCGTTCCATCAGCTTTTCTCAGCTGACCCCACACTTGGACAAATGTACTCTCCGCAGAACAAGTTCAAGATGCTGGCATCAGTCCTAGAGAAATCAGGTATCAAGAATGTTGCTGACTTCTTAACAGACCCAGCGATGATACCTCCACCGCCACCTGATCCAAATGCAGAGATGCAGATGCAGATGGCACAGCAACAGATGCAACTTCAAGAACGACAAACAGCTGTCGCTGAGATGAAGGTGCAGATGGATGCACAAATGAGGCAAATGAAACATGAGCTAGACACTATGAAGGCTCAACAAGCATTTGCCCTACAATCTGACAAGCAAGACCTTAATGAGACTGAGTTCGAACACAAAGAGTTTGTGAACTTAGAGGAACTAGAGATCGCAAGAACTGCTGATGATGTCAGAGCAATCGCAAGTCCTAACGGATAAGCAACCTTAACCAAAAAGAGAGAACTACATGTCTACACAAGAAGAGCAACTTGTGGTGGCTGGTGATGAAGCTGGAGCCGTACTTAGCGGTTCCGCCTTCAACTCAGTTATCAATGAACTTGTCGAAAGAACCTTCCAAACATTTGTAAATACGGAGCCTTCCGACAAAGACAAAAGAGAACAAGCATACAGCCACTATCGAGCATTAGTTGACGTGGTTGATACATTAAAACAGCGAGTTCAAGTGCGTGACAGCATTGTAGAACAGCAGAACGGCGACAACAGCCAAGAGGAGACTGCTCCATGAACAACGAGCGAAATGTAAACTCTGAGCCGCAAGCATTAGATATTGATGATGCGGCAGAAGCAATCTTAGGACGATGGGATGACGGGGAAACCTTATCTGAAGTCGATAAAGAAGATGCAACATCTGAAGACCTCAACGAGACAGAGGTAGCTGAAGATGATGAACTAGATGATGAAGAGGACGATCAAGCCGAATTAGACCTTGAAGACCCTGACGAAGACGAACTAGACGACGATGGCGAAACTGATGCAGACGAAGACGACGATGAGGATGACGACGAACCTCTAGCCGCTTCAGACGATCAGGTTGTAGACATTGCAGTCAATGGTGAATCTAAGAAGGTATCTGTAAAGGATTTGAAACGTCTATATGGTCAAGAAGCATCTCTAACCAAAAAGTCTCAAGATTTGGCTACCCAGCGCAAACAGTCAGAAGAACAACTGGCTCAAACGCAGATGTCATATCAGAAGTTATTGGAACGCGCAGAAGCAAGGCATAAACCTTATGCTGACATTGATATGTTAGTAGCGTCACGCGAGATGGATGCAGAAACATTCTCTCAACTACGCCAAGACGCAAAGCAAGCAGAAGACGACTTAAAATTCCTACAGGAAGAAAGTGGTCAGCTTGTATCCCAAGCACAGCAACAGCACCAGCAAGCAACTAGAGAAGCCGCTACAGAATGCGTAAAGGTTCTCCAAGATCAGCTGCCTGACTGGGGCAACGAACTCTATTCAGATATTCGTGACTACGCTGTGAAATCGGGATTACCCAAAGACCAAGTAGATCAGTACACAGACCCACAAGTCATCATGCTGATAAACAAAGCACGACTCTATGACCAATCAAAGCAGTCCGCCAACAGCAAGAAAGCCAAGGCCAAACTCACGAAGTCAAAAAGCGGTAAGACTAAGGTTTTAAGTTCCAAGAAAGCACCACCATCTAAAAAGTCTATCCAAAGAGCTAATCAACAAAAGCAAATGGATATGCTCAGTGGTGCTAAAGACCTTGATGATATTGCAGAGGCATTACTTAGCCGCTGGGAAGAGTAAATCTTCTTAAACTTAGTCCTAATATTGTAAGAGGAAAATTACACAATGGCAACATATACAACATATACCCAAGTGGGTCAGAAAGAAGATGTTTCAGACATTATTGCTAACATCTCACCATTTTCAACACCCTGCATTTCTATGTTCAAAGACGAAAAAGTATCAGCTAGAACTTTCTCATTCCTTGAGGATGCTTTAGCGGATTCAGCAGTCAATGCGGCAGTCGAAGGAGCAGACGCAAGTATGCTAACTTTGTCAGATGCAACTGAAAGAACACAGAATACACAGATACTTTCTAAAGCCTTTCAAGTGAGTGCTACAGCTGATGCTGTCGCCACACATGGTAGAGCGAAGGAAACTGCGTACCAGTTAGCTAAGAAGCTAAAAGAAATTAAGAAAGACTATGAACGTGCAATGGTTGGCGTAGCCCAAGCCGCAGTTGCTGGTAATGCTTCAACAGCACGTAAGATGACTTCTATCTTAAACCAAATGTCTACAGGAATAGATGCAGGAAGTAATGCAACTGATGCATTAACAGAAGCCAAGCTATTGTTAGCTGGTCAAACAGCATACGACAATGGTTCTGATGTAGACACATTCATGATCAAGCCAGCAGACGCCCAGATAGTCGCTGGTTTCTCAGCGGCATCAGGTCGTAATCGTGAAATCGCACAAGGCAAAACATTGGTCAATGCGATTGATCTATATGTAAGCCCATATGGCGAATACAGAGTAGTATTAAATCGTGAGCTAAAGACAGACCACGCACTACTTATAGACCCAACAATGTTTAAAACATGTACGTTGCGTCCATTCACAAGAACACTATTAGCGAAGAATGGCGACTCAGATCGTCACCACATCGTTGGTGAAGTTTCTTGTAAACATACTAACTTTGCTGACTCTGTGAAGATCACAGGCTTATCATAAGTTTCTAATAGACCACTAATAGGTCTTTACTAGGCCACCCACAGACACACAGGTTTTGCTCTCCTTACTGTTGTCCGTGGGTGGCCTTTTTACGTTTTAAGGGTAGCAAAATGACTGACAAACCACAGCCAACATTATTACAAAATGAAACCGACTTCATGCAAGAGCATGGTCAACTATTACAAAAGCACACACAGCACATCTCACAGTCCTTCTTAGACGATCTGAAAGACGCTCGAAACAATAGTTCGAAGCCATCAGGTGACATGATGCGAGTAGCCTCCATACCGACAGCTATTGTCGAGAAGTGGATGCGAGAAGGATTTAATATCTGGGAAGCCAAGGGGTCAGAGATTGTCCGTAAACTGAAGAACGAGGACTTAGATATGTTCCTCACAACCAACAAGAGGGTCTAAAATGGCAAAAGCAGGGCTATACGCAAACATCCACAAGAAAAGAGCATCAGGTAAGCCAATGAAAAAGAAGGGCGCAAAGGGCGCACCAACTGACAAGGCTTTCAAGAAAGCGGCAAAGACAGCCAAGAAAAGAAAGTAATAACCAATGAACAAAGGTGAAATCCGAGCACACTTTATTGCTCTTCTAAATCGTAGTGACTGTTCGAATGCTTTGGCTGACACCTTCATTGATCAAGCAATCACTAGAATACAAAGACAGCTACGTGTCCCAGCAATGGAAAAGCAGAACGACTACAATGTGGCATCAGATGTAGGGACTTCAAAAGTAACAATGCCAGCTGATTTACTAGAGGTAATCGAGTTATATTACGATGGTAACGCATTAGTTCGCATCCCGTTACATGAGATGGTACAGTATCAGAAAACAGGTGAACTAGGTTCTCCAAGGTTCTTCTGCCGTGAGCAAGGTAATCTAAAGATATACCCAATTCCTAGCACTGGGAACCTCTACCTAAATTACTATTCAGAGCAAGACCCACTGACATCAGACAGCGACACAAACATGCTGACTAACATTGCATCTGATCTCCTGACATACACAGCCTTGTCGTATGCCGCTGATTACTTCTTAGATGAACGTGGTGCAGTCTTTGACCAAAAGTCTGGGTCTTTCTTAGCTGAAATACAGGAACACGCTAACAGTTCTGAGCAGTCTGGTGTCAACCAAGTTATCCGCCCTACTCACTTATATGAGGATTAAACAATGGCATCTAAGACCAGCTTCTATAACAACTCTGGAATTACAAATACACAGATAAATGCGATTGATGCGGCAGTAGCAAATGCCGCCTCTTCAGCAACAGCCGCCGCCCTCAGTCAATCAAATGCCGCCGCAAGTTCAGCTTCAGCCAGTGCTTCATTATCTACTACAAACCAGTACAAATCAGATGCCCTTGCCGCTAGTGTTGCCTCGGCATCTTCAGCAGCTACTGCATCTACAAAAGCCACAGAAGCCGCCGCATCTGCCGTAGCATCTGAAGCCAGTAAAGTTGCAAGTGGAAACTCTGCGACTGCCGCCACTACAAATGGTGCGGCACAAGTTACTTTAGCAACAGCACAAGTTGCCCTAGCGACAACCCAAGCAAACAATGCGTCTACTTCAGCATCCACGGCAACAACAAAAGCCTCTGAAGCATCCACATCAGCCTCCAGCGCGGCAACAGCAAAAACAAATGCGGAGACCGCTGAAACAAACGCTGAAACGGCACAAGCGGCATCTGAAGCCGCCCGTGATGCATCTGTAGTTGCGAAGGACGCATCAGTCGCCGCACAGTCTTCAGCAGCACTAAAGGCTAACAATTTGTCTGACCTAGCAAACGCTGGGACTGCAAGAACAAACTTAGGTCTAGGTACAGTAGCAACTACAGCCGCCACGGATTATGCAACGGCATCTCACGTACACGCCTTCGCCTCACTAACAGGCAAGCCGACTACATTAGCTGGCTATGGAATTACTGACAGTTTCTTTGATGGTGCTTACGCATCACTATCGGGCAAGCCGACACTAGGAACTGCCGCCGCCACAGCGTCCTCAGACTACGCTACAGCGGCTCAAGGAACTAAAGCTGACACTGCACATGCTTGGGGCAACCATGCATCAGCTGGGTACGCTACAGGCGCACAAGGCACTAAGGCTGACACGGCTCACGGGTGGGGCAACCACGCTACTGCTGGATACGGAACAACTGACGAAGCATTGGCTTTGAGCATAGCATTAGGATAATATAAACATGGCAAATACCTTTAAGAACTACACAAGTGCATCTGTCGGTACAGGTGCAACTACAACATACACAGTCCCATCGTCTACTACTTCAGTAATGATTGGGTGTAACTTAGCAAACAGAACAGCATCCTCAGTTAAAGTAGATGTACAGGCGGCTGGAGTATACATCATTAAAGATGCTCCTATTCCTTCTGGTTCTGCTCTATCAGTCTTGGATGGCAAGATCATCTTGGAGACTACAGATACTGTAATCGTAACATCTGACACAGCATCATCTTGTGACGTTATCGTGAGTGTATTGGAGCAAACATAATATGGCTGGATATATAGGAAGTAAATCATCTGTCACACTCGTTGATGGATACACGGAAGCTGAAGCTGATGCTGAGTTTGTAACTAAAACTGGCGATACAATGACAGGCGACCTTGTTGTAGAAAATTCAAGTGGAGCTACAATAAATGTTAACACTGGTTTAGCTGGTGCTGTATCTAAAGTAATATTACACGAAGGTTCTACAGCAAGCCCAGCAAATGGTGCTACACTTGAATATGATGGCGCAACAAATCTATTTTCAATAGGTGT